GGACAAGCCCCAATTCCAAAAACACGGGATTGCCCAAATCATTGGCATTGGCAAGACATAAAAGCTGACAAGGTGCAACGCCGTCCAGCTCCCGGTTACGGTTGATCGTCTCATATGCGTTAAACAGGGCTGCAGCCTCATTTTTGATTGGGCGTTCGTGGGCTTCCGGAATAAACTCGTCGAAGATAATCAAATCCACGTCGCTGGCATCAAAGCCACGCATATTGGATATGGTGGACAGCGCGCAGGTATAACCAATGCAATCGCCGGTCACCTGTGGTGTGCCGTGTTCGTCCAGCTGGCCGTCGTAAAAACCCGCCGTGTATTTGCTTAGCGATCTGCTGACCGTGCACTGGTGGTCAACACGGTCGACAGCCTTAAAGGGCGAATACTCCGGCTTGTTTATCAAGTCCACTTGGGATTGCATCCGACGGAGCAGCATAAAGCGCGCACCTGTGGCACGATATCTCCGACGCGCTTCCCGCAGCGCGCCGAAGGTCTTACCGGTGCCACGACCACCCACCACAAATATAAATGGCTGTCTGCATTTTAGGATGTCGGGGATGTTAAGATATCCACGGTGGTCGTAAAGATTCATACCCGCCTCCGTCAAAACGGCAAGTCCTGTTTTGC